ATGCCCCCAGCTGAATTCAACCACGGCACGCGCGTCCTCGACGCCGGCAGCGAGAGCCGGCCGCTTGAGACAGCCGACCGTTCGTCGATCGCCCGCGTCTTCTGGGATGCGACGGCCGACAACACCAAATTCCCGCTCGACGAGCCGGTCGACTTCTTCACCCACGAAACCGACATGGTGACGGCCATCGGCATCGGCGCCGACAACGAGCTGCTGCACCAGGTCAACGCGCTGAAGGCGCAGGGGATCGAGGGCCATATCGTCGCCGTCCGCGTCGCGCATTCCACCGAGACCGATCCCGAGGACAAGCGCGAAGACCAGATGGAGAAGGTCATCGGCTCGGCCGCGTCGATGTCCGGCGTCCACGCGCTCACCTATGCGCGCGGCCACGTCGGCGTCGAGCCGGACATCATCGTTCCCGGCGCGCTCGGCTGCGGCCGTGTCTCCAACGCCAAGAACCCGGTGGCCGACGCCTTCGCCCAGGTGGCCGCCAAGCTGAAGGCGATCAACGTCGTCGACACCGGCGGCCCCAACCGCACCACGAGCCTCGCCTATCGCGCCGACTTCTCCGACCGCTTCACCTTTCTGGTCGACCCGTTCGTGCGCGTGCAGTCCGGCGTCTCCATCGTCGAGCGCCCGGCCGGCAGCTTCGCCGCCGCCATGTTCGTCAAGCGCGACAAGCAGAAGGGCGGGCCGTACTGGTCTCCCTCCAACCAGGAAGTGCTCGGCATCCTCGGCACCGCCCGGCCGATCTCCTATTTCGACGGCGAGACCGATCACGAGGCGAACTTCCTCAACGAGAACGGCATCGCCACCTTCATCCCGTCCCGCATCGTGCAGGGCGCGGGCGGCGCGTTCTCCCCGAACGGCCGCATCCTGTGGGGCAACCACACCGCCTCCGAGGACCCGCTGTGGCGCTTCGTCAACGTGGTGCGCACGCGCTCCACGATCGAGAAGGCCATCATCAACGGCTTCCGGCCCTGGGCGATCGACGAGAACATGACGGCCCAGCACGTCATCGCCGTCATGCGCTCCGTGCAGGCGCTGCTCGACGAGCTGACCGCGATCGGCGCGATCCTCGGCGGCCGCGTCTTCTGGGACCGCGACATGAACTCCAACGCCAGCCTGCGGCTCGGCAAGCTGCGCGTGGAGTTCGACGCCGAGGAAGTGCCGCCGCTCGAAGACCTGATCTTCGGCTCGCGCCGCAACGAGGCCTATTTCGACAACCTCGCGGCCGACATCCAGCGCCGCGTCACCGTGGCCTTCGGCGGCACCATCGCCGACTACATGGCCGCTTGAGGAGAGACCGATGGAAGAAGCGCTCCGCATTCTCCGGGGGTTTACCCTCGTCGCCAACGACAACCTCAATCTGGCCCTTGAGATCGAGGAGATGGAGCTGGCGACGCTGGAGGAGCATGCCGAGGCCTACCAGCCCGGCGGCTCCGATCTGGAGGTCGAGATCACCGGCACCGGCGTCAAGGCGCTGTCGGTGAAGTTCAAGCTCAAAAGCCACACGCCGGAGATCATCGGCCTGTTCGGCGGGGCTCCCGGCATCCGCCAGAACTGGACCGGCCGCAAGCTCGTCGTCTCCGAGGAGACGGGCAAGGAGCACGAGCACGCCATCGACATCCAGGGCCGCCTGTCCAAGGTCGGGGCCGAGAGCATGAAGGGCGGCAAGCCGACCGGCTACGATCACGAGATCAAGGGCATCTGGACCTATACCGAGTATTGGGACGGCAAGCCCATGCACCGCTTCGCCTTCAAGCGCGGCGGCTGGGACATCCGCAACTTCGTGCCGATCAACACGGCCCGCCGCCGCATCCTGTTCGGTTGAGGTGAGCGATGACGCCGAAAGCCTCGATCGAGATCGCGCTCACTTATCCGGTACCCGTCAGGGACGCTGATGGAAAGGAGCGCGCCGTCACCAGGATCACGCTCGGCCGGCCGCGCACCAAGCACGCCAAGCGGCTGGCCGCCGCCATCGGCACGGACCTGCTCAAGGGTTTCCTCGCCGACACGCCTGACGGCAACATCGACAAGGAGGCGCTGGCGGTCGACGTCGTCACCGCGCTCGCCTCGGCCGACCGCCTCGACGCCATCACGGCGATCGTCGCCGACATGTGCGGCGAGGACGTCGCGATTATCGACGATCTCGATCTGGTCGACCTTCTCGCGGTCGGGAAGGCCTTCGCCGGTTTTTTTCCGGCACTCCGGTCCTTCACGCTCTCCAGCTCTGCGCCGGAGTAGCGGCCTTCTACCGCTGGTCGCCGGCAGCGATCGACCGCACCGACTGGCACGAACTCATCGGCTACCACCGCGCCATAAGGCGCCTGGCCGGAACGCGTCAGCCGCAGTTTGGTGAGCCCTGATGGAAGCCTCCCTCCTCATAAGGCTGATCGACCAGTTCTCCGCGCCGGCGCAGACGGTGCGGGAGAAGATGCGCGGCCTCGCCGGCGGCTTTCGCGAGTTTCGCGAGGGCGTGAAACAATCGATCCGCGAAGGCTTTTCCGTCGCCAACATCGAGCAGGCGACGCAGAACGCCGAGGCGAAGCTCAATCAGGCGCGCCAGCGCATGCGCGGCGCGATCCTCACCGGCCTCGCGCTCGCCGCCCCGCTGAAGTCGATCGGCGATTTCGAGCAGCGGCTGACCGCCTTCGGCAACACGGCCGGCGTCTTCGGCGACGATCTGAAGAAGATGGAGGCGCAGATCCGGGCGCTGGGTCCCGATATCAACCAGACCGCGACCGAGACGCTCGGCGCGCTGGAGTATCTGGTCGGCAAGGGACTTTCGCCGGAACAGGGCATGGCCGCGCTCCGGGCGGTCGGCATGACGGCCACCGCCGCCGGCGCGGAAATCCAGGACATGGCCGCTTCCGGCTTCTCGGTTCTCGACAATCTGAAGGTGCCGGCCGACCAGTTGCAGCTTGCCTTCGACGCCATGGCACAGGCCGGCAAGTCCGGCGGCTTCGAGCTCAAGGGCATGGCGCAGTATTTCCCGCAGCTCACGGCTTCCGCCCGCGCGCTCGGCATGGACGGCGTCGACGCCGTCGCCGAGCTGGCCGCCGCGCTCCAGATCGCCATGAAGGGCGCGGGCAGCGAGAGCGAAGCCGCCAACAACATGCAGAACTTCCTGTCGAAGCTGACCTCGCCCGAGACGGTGAAGCGTTTCAAGGATCTCGGCGTCGACATCAGAACGGAGTTCGAGACGGCTGAAAAGAACGGCGTCTCGATCTTCGAGCACATGCTGAAGCGCATCAACGAGATCACCGGCGGCGACCAGCTCAAGATGGGCGAACTGTTCGGCGACACGCAGGTGCTGAACTTCCTCAAGCCCATGATGCAGAACATGGATGAGTTCAATCGCATCCGCAACGAGGCGCTCTCGGCCGAAGGCGTCAACGCCGCCGACTACGCCCGCGTGATGGAGACGCTGAACGCCAAGCTGAAAGGCGCCGTGATCGAGATCGGCAACCTCGTCTCCGCCGGCTCGCCGCTGCTCGACATCGCGAAGGAGCTGGTGACGCAGTTCACGGCGCTGCTCAAGGCCGTCAACGACTTCGCCACGGCCAATCCGGAGCTGACTAAAAACATCGTCTACGGCGTCGCCGCGCTGCTCGCCATGAACGTCGCTGTCCGCACGCTCGCCTGGGGTTTTGCGGCCGCGCGCGTCGGCGCGATCGGCCTCTCCTCCTTCTTCCTGAAATTCGCGGCGGATGGAACCAACATCGCCACCGGCTGGCGGCTGCTCTCCAGCGCCGGCTGGATGCTCTCCGGCGCGCTGGCGGCGGTGAAGTTCGTCGCGGTCGGCATCGGCTCGATCCTCGCCGGCATCACGGCGCCGGCATGGGCGCTGATCGCCGCGCTGATCGCTGCCGGCTTCGCGCTCTGGAAATACTGGGACCGGATCAGCTCCTTCCTCGCCGGCTTCGCCGCGCCGTTCAAGGAGCTGTTTTCGCCGGTGGTGCAGGGCGCGATCGACCTCGTCTCCAGTCTGATCGACAGGATCGGCCGGCTGTTCGGCATCTCCCCGGAGAATATCGAGGGCTTCAAGGCCGCGATCGGGAGGATGTTCGACATCTCCACCCATATCGACGCGGCGAAGATCGCGCTCAACGAACTGTGGGACTGGATTTCCTCCTTCTTCAGCCAGGAGACGCTGACCGGCGAGGAGAAGGCGGCGATGTACGCCTCCGGCCAGGCGCTCGCCCAGCAGCTGATCGACGGCATCAAGTCGATCTTCGACGCCTTCATCGGGCCGTTCAAGGAAGCCTTCAACTTCGCCGTCAGCATCGAATGGCCGGAGCCGCCGGCCTGGGTGAAGTGGCTGATGGAGCGGGCGGGCGCCGCCGCGAGCGCGGCCGGCGACATCATCGGCTCCGGACGCGATCAGGTGTCCGGATGGTGGGGCTCGGGAGAGCAGGAGACCGGAGCCGGGGCGCCCGGCTCGGCCAGCGCGCTCACGACGCGCGAGCTGGGCGGCATGGACAACGTGCTGGCGGACATGCGTCGGGGCGGCGAGGCGGCGGCCGACGCCATATCCAGCGGCGCGGACACGGCCGGCAACCGCTTCGGCAACACCGCGAACCAGCAGATCAACGCCGGCGCGGTCGCCGCCGGCCGGGCCTTCGGACAGGCGGCTGCGGCCGAGATTTCGAAGGTGCGCGTGCCGATGACTGGCGGCGGTGGCTACGGCCAGGCCATCCGCGACGCCCGCGCCGGCGCCATCCACGAAGGGACAGAGTGATGCCGCTGCTTGCCCTTGGACCGCACCGTTTCGAGATCGAGCCGCTGAACTTCCAGGCGATCGAGCAGGAATTCGAGGTCAAGTGGCCGGCGATCGGCCGGTTCGGCGGCCGGCCCGGCCGGCAGATGACCGGCTTCGGCGAGGACCCGATCCGCATCTCCGGCGTGCTGCATACGCAGGAGTTCGAGGGCAGCCGCGAGGCGCTCGACAGCCTCGTGCGCACGCACAAGGCGGCAAAGCCGCTGATCATGATGGGCTGGGCCGACGAGGAGAGCATGAAGGCCGAGGTCTATGGCCTCGTCGTCATGCTGAAGGTGACGCAGAAAGGCACCAGGATCGGCGCGTCCGGCAAGGGCCGCAAGGTCGAGTACGACATAGAGATCGCCCCGCTCGGCGAGATGGCCGGCAAACCGATAGGCATCTTCCTGTGAGCGAGGCCAACACCATTCCCGCCGTGACCGTCGTTGTCACCCGCGAGGACGTGACGGTGGAACTGCTTTGCTTCGAGCAGGCGCTGTCCGCGCTCGGCGACCGCCGCCGGGCCGGCAAGCTCTGGTCCTACGTGCAGGCAACCCTCGAAGCCAATCCGGGCTTGGCGGCCAGGGGCATCCTCCTGCCGCTCGGCACCCGCGTCTCGCTGCCGCTGTTCCGGATCGAGACGGCTGCCAGCAACAGCCGCAAGCCTTGGGACGGCGCGACATGAGCGGGCTCTATCCCTTCATCAACGTGTCGGTCGGCGGCCGGCCGGTGTCCGACTTCTTCTATCAGCGCCTCAACAGCGCCTCGATCCACGACGCGCCCGGCCAGGAGAGCGACAGCTGCGAGCTGACCTTCGACGACGCCGGCAACGAGATCGGGCTGCCGTCGAGCGGCGACGCCATCGACGTGCATTTCGGCTACCGTGACGCCGGCGGTGCGGAGAAGATGGGCCAGTTCGTGGTCGAAAAGCCGACCATCGAGGGGGGCGAGGACGGCGAGTTCCTGATCGTGCGCGGCCGCTCGGCGAAGATGGCCTCCGACATCAAGGAACCGCTGTCGGAGCATTTCGACGACATGACCATCGGCCAGATCGTGCGCCAGCTCGCCGGCCGCCATGGCCATCGGGCGAAGATCGATCCGGCCTTTGCCAATGAGCGGCTCGACTACATCGCCCGGTCTGGCCAGTCGACGATGGACTTCCTGACCCGTATTGCCGACCGTTACGGCGCGCTGTTCGCCATCAAGGACAGGAGCTTCCTTTTCCTCCAGCACGGCCAGATGCCGACGCAGACGATCAGCAAGTTCGATTGCGAAAGCTGGAGCTTCGAGATCGAGCCGCGCCAGCGCTACGGCAAGGTCGAGGCCGGGTGGTTCGACCGGGCGACCGGCCAGACGAAATTCGAGACCTTTTCAACGGGCCTTGAAGGGCCGGTGAAGCGCATGCGCACGCTGTTCTCGACGGCCGCCGCCGCAAAGGCCGCCACGAAGGGCGAGGGCGAGCGCCTCGGCCGGTCGACCGGCTCGGGCAGCCTGACGCTCGCCGGCCGCGCCGGCCTGCTGGCCGACTTCCCGATCGTGACGACGGACTTCCGGCCTGAATGCAACGGCCTATGGCGCGTCGCGTCGATCGAGCACAGCTTCGAGGACGCCTACACCATGACGGTCGAGATCGAGGCTCCGGAGGAGGGCAAGAGCACATGAGGTAGGCAGCGGAGGCCGCGTCAATTCGCGGCTGCGGGCTCGGTCGGCAAACTTCAACCCGCATGGCTAGCTGATCGCATCATCGCCACCCCGGCGGCAAAGCCGCAGCGACAGGGTGGATTGATTCGGAAGCATTCCACCATGACCAAATTCGAGATGCGGGACGTTGTCCCCGTCAAGCCGGCCGCTCCGTGGGTCGGCGGCAAGAAGCAGCTGTCCAGGCGGCTCGCCTTCATGATCGATGGCAAGCCGCACAACGCTTATGTCGAAGTGTTCGCCGGCATGGGCGGCGTCTTTCTGAAGCGGCGCCGGGCTCCCCGGACGGAGGTCATCAACGATCTCAACCGCGATGTCGCGACGTTCTTCCGGGTGCTGCAGAACCACTACCAGGCGCTGATGGACATGTTCAAATGGCAGCTCACCAGCCGCGACGAGTTCGAGCGCCTCAATGGCATGGACCCTGAGCGCCTCACCGATCTCCAGCGCGCCGCGCGCTTCCTTTACCTCCAGCGGACGGCTTTTGGCGGCAAGGTGGCCGGCCGAAGCTTCGGGACGAGTTCGACGGGCGGAGGCCGCTTCGACGTCACCAAGCTGGGCGAAATCCTCGCAGCGGTGCACGAGCGGCTCGCCGGCGTCATCATCGAGTGCCAGCCGTGGCAGAAGCTGATCGACCGATGGGACCGGCCGGGCACTCTCTTTTATATGGACCCGCCCTATTACGGCACCGAGCACTATTACGGCCGGGGCATGTTCTAGCGGTCGGAGTTCGAGGCGATCGCGGCCCGTTTAAGAGCCCTTGAAGGGACGTTCATCATGACCTTGAACGACGTCCCCGAGATCCGCGCCATCTTCGACGGCTTCTCGATCGAGGCGGTAGACGTGACCTACGGCGTCGGCGGTGGCGACAATGCCAAAAGGGTCGGGGAAGTGATAATTACCGGAGGGCGCAGGTAGGAGGCGGGCATGGGCAACACGGGCGACAGTGAGAGCGCGGAAAGCCAACAGCGCAAGGGTATCCCCTGGACGTGGATGGGTGTGGCAGCGACACTGCTATATTTCGTCGGACTGTTCTGGCTGGTGAAATTGAATGATCTGGGTGGGCTTATAGAGCCGAGCCTCGGTCTTGCGCTCAACGAACTGGGAGACTTTCTTGCGGGGGCGTTCGCGCCAATCGCCTTCCTCTGGCTTTTTGTCGCCGTGATGGTGCAGTCGCAAGAATTGGCGCTGCAGCGTGACGAACTCGCAGCGACGCGGCACGAGTATGAACTGAACCGAGAGGTTGCCAGCGCGCAGGTGGAGGAGGCTCGAAATCAAGCTGCCCACATCTTGGCGCAGACCAAAATCATGCAATCCGAATGGGAGCAAAGGCAGATAGACGCCAACGACGCCCTGTTTAGGGAGTTATCTGATCGTGTCTTAGCGGCCCTACCCGACGCGCAGGGGGGCTTTTCCATCCCGATGGCCGATGGCGAGATCGTCACGGCGAAGCCCGGAGGAACCTTACAAGGGGTACAGGCGCTGCCGCTCGCGCTGGACATGTTCCAGCTTTTGGAGTTGGAACTTTTGGCGGAAGAAGACTGGAAGTCGTTTCGAACCATCGAGGCCTACCCCGCCACGTTGCGAACGTTCATGCTCCAGATGTTGACGCTGCTAGAGCCGCTGCTGGAGGCGGCAAAGGGCGGGTCCGCGAAATCCCGTTATGACCTTCAAAGGTTGCGGCTCGACGAACTGCACCACCGCATGACGCAGTTGGAGAAGGCGCTAGCGGATGCGCCGATGGAAAACGGTGACGACCTCCTGAAGACGATGAAGCGCGTCCGCGACCGAGCGCAGCGAGCGCGCGAAACTGGTGCCAAGTGAACTTGCGCGCAGGTGCCAAGTGAACTTGCGCGCTACACCCCTCCAGAAACTGCGCAGTCAGCTTGGCTTTCATTTGGGGATGGAAATTGTTGCTATGGGCATCTCGTGCCAACGCCATAGCAACATTTTTCGCGGCTTTAGGCAATCAGCGGCGAACAGTGGCGGACGAAATCCCCATAATAATCAAGGGGTATGGCTTCATAGGCGAATGACAGCGAACAGCTGAAAACACTGGTTCAAGGGCTGGTGCCAGACCTGGCTGGTCCACATGCGCAGTCCCGCCGCCTTTTACCGCGAGATCGGCCCGCGCTCGTTCATGATCGCGCAGATCCTGTTCGGCGGCATGGTGGTTTCGGCCGCCGTGCATCCCGTCTTCATCGGTACCCTTGGCTGGGTCGGCTACAACCTCGCCATCGGCAGCCCGCTGAGCACCTTCCAGTCGGCGCTGCTCGTGGTCGATACCGTCAACATCGTCGCCGGCTATGTGTCTTTCTGGCTCCTGGGGCGGCAGTCGACACCGCCGGAGCGCCGCAGCGGAACGTGGAAGATCGTTCTCGCGACACCGGTCTACTGGATGATGATGTCCTATGCCGCGTGGCGTTCGCTCGTGCAGCTCTATCGGAAGCCGCATCTGTGGGAGAAGACGCCGCATGGCGCAAGCGCGGCGGCGCCCGACCGGCAACCGGCGGCCGGACTGCCGCTGGGGCAGGCGGCGGAATGATCCCCGACGCTATTCCTTCAGGAAAGCTGGCCCGTCGCCGATGATCTTCGGGTCCGCCTTGCCGATCGCATTGAGGTCCCGTCCGGCATAGGGAAGGCTTTGCAGCACGCGGCGCATCGCCGCGATGCGGGCGCGGCGCTTGTCGTTCGCGCGGATCACGATCCATGGCGCATAGGCCGTGTGCGTGCGGCTGAACATCAGGTCGCGCATTTCCGTATAGGCGTCCCACTTGCTCATGCCGGCCACGTCCATGGGCGAGAATTTCCAGTTCCGCAGCGCGCTGTGGCGGCGGTCGTGGAAGCGCTTCAACTGCATTTCCTGGCCGATGTTCAGCCAGAATTTGAAGAAGTGGACGCGCTCGTCGACGATCATCTTCTCGAAGGTCGGCGTCGCTTCGAGGAAATCGTGATGCTGCTCGGGCGTGCAGAAGCCCATCACCGGCTCGACGCCTGCCCGGTTGTACCAGGAGCGGTCGAAGGTAACGAACTCGCCAGCGGTCGGGAAATGCGTCACGTAGCGCTGATAGTACCACTGTCCCTGTTCGGTAGGGGTCGGCTTGGTCAGGGCGACATTGCGTGCCGTGCGCGGATTCATGTTCTGGCGAAGGGCGTTGATGGTGCCGCCCTTGCCGGCCGCATCCCGTCCTTCGAAAATCGCCAGCACGCGATGACCGGTCGCCTGCTGCCATGCCTGCACCTTCACCAGTTCGACCTGCAGCCGTTCCAGCGTCTCCTCGTATTCGTCCTTGTCCATCTTCTCGGAATAGGGATAGCCGCCCGACGTCAGCGCGCGTTTCCTGACCCAGTCCGGCAATACGGGGTCGTCCACGTCGAACACGCGTTCCTTGCCGTTGATCTTCAGCTTCAGCGCGGACGAGGGAGCCTTGTCGTCATTCCTGGGTTTCAT